TTCAGCGAATAAATCGAAAAAGAAAAAAATTCGATACTGCTAATTTCAAAATCAAGCATACTGATTTATTCAATAAATTCACAAGTGAGATTGAATATAATGAGTATAAAGCATTAGGGGATAATAATGCCTAATGTTCCAATGAACATCTCTAAAGTATTAGCCGAGCAATCGGCTAATACTAACATAACTCCAAATACTAATTTAAATCCTGACGCAATCAGTAAATTAAATTATGAGGTTATGTATAAAATGTTAGAGGGCGAAGTAGAAAAATTGATTTTAGAAAATCAAGGCAACCCTCTAATAGACGATTTTAAAAACAAGATCGTAAATAAATTTAATTACTTAATCAAAAAGTTAAGTAGTTAGATTAACCACAAGCCAATGGCGTATAACTACGCCATTGGTGTACCTAGAAGGCTCATCAAAACAAAGCACCTGCAACCTTAAATTTTTATCCTTTAGCTACGGTTATATCCCAGGCTTTGCTGGTCGCAACCTTTAGTAAGCAACTTGAATAGATGTAGTAGTGTGCCAAACTATATGGTATAAAAGGGGACCCAAATAATTAGAATTTTATGGCAAGTCTAGATAATTTGACAGATGACGAACTACGGGCGTTAATTTTAAAAAAACAAATCGAATATATAAAATTATGTCAGGACAACTTTTTGATCTTTGTTCGTGCCATGTGGCCAGATTTTATTTGTAGAGATACCACAGATCCTACAAAGTTTGGACATCATCAAATTATTGCAAAAGAATTTGAATCTATAGCAACTGGAAAGCACAATCGTTTGATTGTAAATATGCCACCAAGACATACTAAGTCTGAGTTTGCATCCTATTTATTTCCCGCTTGGATGATAGGTCGTAATCCTAAAATGAAACTTATGCAGGTTTCACACAATGCTGAGCTTGCGACAAGGTTCGGTAGCAAAGTTAGAAACTTAATGGAAACCGAAGACTACAAAAGTATTTTTGGAGATGTTAAACTTCGAGAAGATAGTAAGGCTAAGGGACGTTGGGAGACCAATCATGGTGGCGAATACTTTGCAGCGGGGGTAGGCGGTTCTATTACAGGACGAGGGGCGGATCTTCTTATTATCGATGACCCACATACAGAACAAGATTCAATGTCA